CTCTCCTTTCCTTTCCTTTAGCTTCGTTTGCTTCGTTTGCTTCGTTTGCTTCGTTTGCTTGAAGCATTTGCTTCGTTTTGCTTCGTGTCTTTCCACTTTTAAGACCACCTAAACGCCCAGCCTCACTACGTTTTTGGGATATTTCATCACGCTTTTTTTTACGAAGCAAATTTCGTCTGATGAGTGATGGCGACCAGAAGTATTCGCCGTCTGTTTCCAGTAGTTCGCACTCGTTAATAAGCAAATTTACGTATGCTTCGGCTTGCTTCGCTGTGCTTCCTTTTGCTTCGTTTTGCTTCATTCCAAATGCAATACCAAGACCTGTAAAAGTGATTTTATCCATAGGTAGTTTGTATTCTTCTTGTGTTGCTAGCTGCTCGATTAATATCCACCACCAAGCATATGCAATCACTCCGCACAGTTCTTTCATTACAATAATTTTCGGATCATTACTGGCATTTACATCATGGCTGAAATAATATGTATCTTTTGCCATCGCTTACCCCTTAATAAAATAAATCATCATGCTTAACGCCTAACACTTCTGCCCACATAAAACGCTTTTTATCAAAAGTGATTGGCTTACCACTTAGATATAAAACCAACGCACGTGGAATAGTCTGAGCCTTGTTGCTAAACTCCATAAGAGTTAGGTGCTTTTCCTCCAACGCTTTAATAAATACATCAAACTTTACTCGCATAATTAGCACCCCTTTTCTTTATGTACAATAACTAACTTCCCTGTTGCAGCCTGCACTGCTTTCTTGAATTCAACCTCGTTCGAATTCTCATTAGATAGATGGATAAGGTGAATGTCCTTACATTGTGATAGATCCATAGACCGTAAAAACTTTATGACATTTTCAAGTGCAAAGTGAGATTGAATAAGCCGTTCCATACGCTGCTTGCTCAACTCATCTTGCTCGACTTTCTTATTGAGCAGATCATAAGAGTGATTGCACTCAACCAATATGTGATGTACACCTTTAAAAGTGTATTTGCAGTAGTATGTATCTGTGATATATAGCAATTTCTCTTCGCCATCTGAAATAAGATAGCCAACATTAGGCACATCATGTTGCAGCTCAAAAGGTAATATCGTAAATACTCCTCGTTTGAAAGACTTCCTAGGAGTAATCTCAACCCACGAATGTTCGTCTACCACATGTAAGGCATCGGCAGTTTCTCGTAACATATATATTTTGTGGCCAAGTTTTAACATATCAGCCACGGCCCTTGAATGGTCGCCATGTTGGTGAGTAACTACGGCACCCAGTAGGTGGAGAAAATTATACCTACATGCCCTTTGAATAGTTTTGAAAGGTAAACCCACGTCAAGCAATAATTCGTCGCCGTTTACGCTAGATTTAATGCGGTAGCAGTTGCCAGCGGAACTGCTACCAAAACATTCGATGTTAATCATTTGAACATTGCATCGGCGTTCAATACTTCGCCAGTCTCAGCATCGACAAAAGTTGGTTCGTTAGGTTCAATGTCAATCACTTCGCTATTGGCATTATGTTCAATAGTAGTTGTAACATCGTCCATTACATCACTGACTTTGCCCTCAACGTCAATAATTTCATCTGTAGTTTGTAGCCCCATACTAATTTCCGGAGCAGTTGTGCGGATCAACCATGCTGCAGCCCTATAGCGTAACATTTGGTCTGGCATTGTTTTCCATTTACTACCTTTTTTGTCGTACCACCCCTCTTGCTTTGCAATGGATATAGTAACTTCTGGGCCGTAGATAACCTCATCGCTGCCTTTTTCTCTTGTATAGGCAACAACACCTTGGCTGTCCGTTCCTTTCTTGCCAGTTTCTTTATACTTGATAGCCTCAAAGCGACCACATTGATTGAAAGTAGCTATTAAGAATTTACTGGACCAACCTGGGTTGCCATACACGATATATAGGTTCTGCATAACCATTAGTGGGCTAGCGTTCATACGCTGAGCCATTTCCAACGCAATAATTGCATTACCATAATTTTGTTCGCCCTGGAATTGTTGAGGAACTAAAGATGATGCACAGAACATTTTTGCCTGCCGTTGTAGTAATTCAAACCCCTCGGCACTTTGAAAGCCTGGTAATGATTGTTGTTTTATAGCAACTTCTTTTGACATGTTAACCTCCATTAGATCATTGTTAATTCTTTAAAATCAGCGTCTACAACTAATTTGATTGTTTGGCTGTTACATTTAATAAAGTCTGTTACGGCCTCAGCATTATCAATGAATACTGGAGCAGTAACGTTATAGAATTTAGTTAACGCATTAATAATGTCGAGCCCTACATTCATACGAGCTGCGTTATTCATGCTACGATAAGGCACACCCTTATAAGTAGTTTCGCAACATTCCTCAATGTTTCCATTCACTAAAACGTTGAACATTTTAAAGCGAGCATATTCAAAATGACTGTTGATGCTTTCCTCCAATATATCCACCTTGGCTTTGACAAACTCATCAATCAAGAATGATGTTTCATCTAGTAAATTCTTTTCCGCTGCCAGTTTTTGTTGTTGGTTTTCAAGTTCAATCACACGTTTTTGAATATCAGCATTTAACGTGTATTTATTGAGCTCAGTTTCTAACGCTGCACGTTTTTCTTTGACGGAGCTTATTTCCTCATCAAGCCTTGCCACTTCTTTGTCGTCAGCCTCATCGCCCTCATCTAATTCAAGTAAGAATAATTCGGCTTTTAGTTCCTTATAATCTGGATCATCTTCGACATTAGGTTCTAAATAGCTTTCATATTCTTTAAATTTAGTTTCATAAGCCTTTGTTTTTTCCTCAATTTCTTTAGTAAGTCCATCGGCTTTGACTATCAACACTTCTCGTTGTTCTTCATAGTTGGTTTTTAATTTCTTTGCACTTTCAATTAGTGATTGCCATTCCTCCAACTTTGCAGCCTTTTCAGAATTAAACGCAGCCTCTAACTCGGCTTGCTTATCTTCCGGCAAAGGTTGTCCACAGGTGGGGCAAGCCTCTTTGTTAAACTCTTGAGCATTAAATGTATCGAACTCAGCCTGCAAAGTTTCAATTCGCTTACTTTCTCGTTCAATATCTTTCGCCAAGTCATAAGCCCTATCGGTGTATCTATCATGTTCACTTTCAATGATTTTTAATTGCGTCAATAAAGCCTCATATTCGCTTCGTTTACGTTGCTTTTCTGAGTTGTAGATAGATAACACCTCGGACTGTCTTGCTTTCAACTGTCGGCTAATTTCATCGATTTTTGAACGCTTTTCCGTGGAGCTAAAACCATTAATGATAGTTGCCTTTTGGTTCTCCAATTCATTAATAGATTTATTTAAGGTTTCAATGTCAGTTGTTAGCTTACTTTCGCTTGCAGCTATATCCGCTTTATTTCTTAATGCCTCATCAATACGAACTGGGATCATATCCAATTCTTTGTTGATAGCAGTTTTCTTTGCAGCAACAATCTTGCGTTGCTCGTCAACAGTTCTGCCATTCAATAACTCGGCCAAGCGTGTAAGCTCAGAACGGCTGTTAATAACTTCATCGTCCTTAATATCTCCGCTAATTTCCAACAATAACTTACGGCGGTTTTGCCATGAATATTGTTCGTTGAAATACAGGGGGTTGGTAATCAATTTGAATACATCTTCTGCAATTACATCATTGATATATTGCTTGTATTCCTTTTCTTTAACAGGCACTTCGTTTATGAAGTAGTCGGTTGTATGCCCTGTGAGTTTTGTGTCGCCACCACGTGGGCTGCTGTACTTCTCACGATACACACGTCTTAAAGTAAAGCTATTGCCATCATCGTTTAGGAACTCGGCCTCGACTTCATGATTAACCTTATGAATGGGCTCACCATTTTCAAGGGTTTTAATTTCAAAGTCGGCACGGTCTAAACTATCCTTGCCAAACAATAGCCAACATAAGCTGTCGAATACTGTCGTCTTGCCTGTGGCATTATCGCCATAGATAGTGGCGTCTATTCCACCAAAGTCAAACTCGCTGTTTCTTATTCCTTTGAAGTTTTGCAAGTTTAATTTAAGTAATTTCATATTGTATGTTCTCCTTAGCTAACTTGTGCCTGCACATCAATCGTGCGTGGTTCAATTTCTAATTGATTGGCCCATTTAAGCACTGTATTATTGATGGCTTTGTCTTTAGACACACATTGATTGCCAAACAATTTTGCTTGCACCAGTTTCGTGAATTTATCCTCGCCCTTTGACAATTCAAGGCATGCAATAGGTTTCATGTTATCGTCGGTAACTACAACAATAGCTGCAGCACCTCGCATAACTTTATCTTTATAAGATCCAACACAATTTCGAAGTTCTTTACCTATCATCATTAAATCGGCTGCAGTTTTAGGCACCATAAAGTGCATACCATTCACATCGGCGTTTAACTCAGGAACTTTAGGTAAGTTTACGTCGCCGTATTCCTGCTTGTTATAGATATTAATAAGCTCGGCGTGTAAATCTTTTAACTTGAATTTTTTGCCCCAGAACTTATCTCGATATTTCAACTTCAATTCGGAATACATTCTTACGCAGTCCTCAATGTCTCGAAAGTCCTCGGATAATATCCAACGCAATGCAGCCGGCTCGCCATATCTAGCAATCATTACTTGCCAAAATTCTTTTGAACCATCGATATGCAATTTCATGGACTTTCTTATGTCCTTAGCACGCTGCACTTTGCCGCTATAACGTTGTATATCACAATCTGGAACACCATATCGATTTAGTGTCATAATAGTTCGTCTGATGTTCTCATCGTTGAATAGCTTTAACACCTCAGACATACAAACTGCCAAAGGGTTATTTGCCATAGCCCTACGCAAAGCCCTACTGTCAGGAGATTTGCTTACAACTCGCATGGCCTCTTGGAAGTTCATTCCTTTTTTGGTTAGCTCGAACACATTATCACCAATAGGAATATTGATAACTCTGCTATATAAATGGCTATCATTCCAATACGATGCACAACGATGTATATAAGCTATGCTAGGCATATCTGGTGCAGCAATCTTTAATGCCATATTTAATAGCATCGTAAAGAAATATCCGCCCTCCTCGTTAGCGGAGGGTGATATATACACATCGGCTGCACTATAACCATATGTAGCCAATAAACGCTTTTGGAACGCTACTCGTAACACTCTGAACAAATCATTCAAAGGCTTTTTGTTAATGCTATGCATAGCATAAGACTTGCCGAAGTACTTTAAGACCTCCATGAAATAGTGTTCTCGAATATATCTAGTATTTAGATCATACTTTTGGCGATTGTAGTCAGTGTAAATGGCTTTCTTTTTCTTAAAGTCAAAACGTAACACCTCTTTGCGTGTTCCCTCATCAATAGAGGTTCCGTCCAATCGCAACGTTATAGCTTTATAGCTAATACGTAAATCGATACAGTCTTTGAGCTCAACTACTTCTGCATATATGTTCAATGGGATAAGGTGATGTTCATCGCCTATATGTAACACCTTGTCTCTGTATGGCTCACTATGATAGCCACAATTAGGACAAGTGAAATACTTTGCAGCAGTTGTGTAGCCGTTACTGTAGTTATACTTACGTTTCCATTTGCCACCGAACGTAAAATTACAGTCAGTATGATATATAGTTGTATAAGCTGCATCGTAGCGACTTTCCAATATCACACTATCAAACATTCTAGGGATATATGTTCTCGCTAATACCTCCATGACATTCGCCCCTTTTAATCAAACATATCTAACGCATCGAACATATCCTCGGAGCTTTCATCCGCAGCTGGTTGAGGTTCCTCCACTACCTTTGGCGGTGCCTCTTTCTTAGTTTTCTTTTTAGTTGGTTTTGGTGTTTCTTCTTTTGGCTCGTCAGCTTTATCTGCTTTCTTGGCCTCTTTTTCAACCAACTTAATGGCCTTTACAATGCTTTTGGAGACGGATATATTTGTTTCACAAAAGTCGATTGCCCTTTGATACTCGATTGTATTAGCTGGATCCAACTCAATCGCTTTTTGTAACACCTCAATTTGAGGTGTTACGTTATCAATTACTTGTTTAAAGCTATTCATGTTAGACATTTGTTCGTTCTCCTATTTACCCATTAACGTATTAAGTTCTTGCATAATTTCTGGTGTTAAATCGCCGGAATTAGGCTTGCCGTTAACTCCATGATTACGGAATACATCGAGTGCAGCTTTCACACCCTCAGCACCTACATGTTTAAGCCAGTCTTTGAAATCATTCCAGTATACTTGTGGGTCGACCTCTGCCGTTTCTAAATCTAATTCGGTTTCGGATGGCTCTTCAACTTCTTCTGCCTTAACCTCTACAGGTTCGCCCTCGAAATTTGTTACAGGTACTTCTGCAACCTCCTCGGTTGGTTCTTCTTTCACCTCAACAGGTTCTGGCTGAGTTTCCTCAACTACTTTTGGTGCAGTTTCTTTTTTAGGTTCCTCTTTTACCTCTTGTTTAGGCTCCTCTACAACTTTTACCGCTAACTCCTCAATAGTTTTAGAGTTCATAAGTTCGTTATACTCAGCAATTTTTTTTGCCAAGTCTTTAGGGCCTTTAAATTCGATTGTGAATGTATTCATGGTTAATTCTCCTTATATTCGTACTCAAAGCTGATACTATTTCGTTCAGCATTTAAAAATAAAACTATATTGTGATAAGCAGGCGTTTTAGAGTTATCGCCTGCAACATTTGTAAACTTAATTCGCTTAGTAGGTATATATACGCCTATCCGTGTACGGTGGAATAATTTATGCCTTTGTACCCCCCCCAGTGTATCTATAGGCAATAACAGTACACTGGGCTTGCCAAGATCAATGCAACGTTCAATGATTTTATCCTTTATGCTGTAAGGTGGGTTTGTAATGAGATAATCGAACTCATAATGCTTAGTTAAGAAATCTCGTATACCCCATATAGCATGTTTGTCATATTCTGCAGTAATGATCTTTGTAAACTCACTTTCAGCGGTATCAAATGGCAATAATATTCTGTCTCCAATTTTAGGAGGGAATACTTTGAGCATTGTTCGTACTACATCGGATGGCGTGTACCACTCATCGGAATAAGAATTATTTATAAGTGCCTGCTTGGTTGCCATTTAACACCCCTTTACGAAATAAGAAATACAATGTATATTAAAGTTGGTTAATTTAATTAAGGGCTGTTACTCAAATTTGAGTGGCGGCCTTTTTTCTTTGTTTAGCTCGAATTCTTAAATAAGATGTATGGCAGTCTTTACATACAGTAACGACCTTGCCAATTCCAGTATTGTATAGGCTATACGTTGTAGCTGGTGTCAGCTTGTAGCCGCATTGATAGCAACGTTTTACCATTTCACCAACACCTCGCCTGTAACCCACCATGTGAGCATGCTCATTACTACAAATAGAAATACGGAACCGAATATAAAACCCTCAACAATATCTGCGAATTGAGGTAATGCATTTGCTCGTCTCAATTCTCGTTTTTCTCGATAAGTCATGTTCATTTTTTACACCTCCATAAGTTGCAGCATACCTGCTGTAGTAGTTCGTATGCTTTCTTTTAATTCTTTCAATTCCCTTTTTAGCTGTTCATTCTCAGCCACTAACTCGGCATATCTTGTTGCCGTAAATTCTTTGTTGTACTTAGCTAGTGCATGCACTCCCTCCTTACTAAATCGAACGCCAGGCACGTCAGATAGTTGAATTAGTTTACCCTCGTCTCGGAGCTGATATACTGCAGATGTAGATATTTGAAAGAGGTCTGCAACCTCTTTCACCGTATAAACCAAACTCATAAGCCAAGCACCTTTTTGACCTCGTAACATCTATCTAGGTATGCTCTGACAAGATCTAAACTCCATTGGAGAGCATCTGTTTGTTCAGGGCATTTTTTTAAACGTTCTAAAATATCTTTTTCGGCACGCTCATGACGTAATATGGTTTTATTGAACTCTTTTACTGTTTCACCCCATTTTGTAATTTGAACCAGTCCATATTGCTTGAACATATATTCCACATGATCCATAGGAGCGAAGTCCCAAAACTCTTTTGGTGTTTTTTTAGTTTTCATAATTAGTGCTCCTTGTTATATTCATCAATTAACTTTTGAAGTTCGTTATTAGGTGCGTCTGCAAAATCGCTACATAAAGTGTCTGCACATTTCATAGCCTGTTCTTTACCATTCATGTCGTACACTAGATTGAATTCAAGCTGCCATAATTCTTTGAATAGGTTTTCTCTTACTTCATTGTGTGTCATGTTCATTCTCCTTTGTTTACGTTTAGTAAACATTGATTATAAAAAAATATCTTGCATATTTAACTGACTATCAAGGTGGCGAAAGAAATCGTATATTTTAGCCATTTCATCTGGTTTAAAATGTCTTTTGCCATTCTCTTTTTGGTTATATGTAGACTTATGTAAGCCTAGCATATTTGCCATTTCTAATTGTGTATAACCATATTTTTGGCGAAGTTTAGAAAGTTCTTTCATGTACGCACCTCCTTTGTGTTTACTACTTGTAAACTTCTTATGAGCTTATTATAGTTCACAAAATGCATACCGTCAAATAAACTTTTTATAAAAGTTTGCATATTGTAAGTTTACATTTTGTTTACAATTTAATATGATAGCTATAGGAGGTATGCAATATGAAAACTTTAGGGCAACGCATACAAACATTGCGAAAAGATAACCAATGGACTGGTGAGGAGTTAGGTAAAAAATTAAATGTGGCGAAGTCTACAGTATCACTATGGGAAAGTGGTGCTCGTACACCTAGCACGGATATGCTAACAGATATTGCAAAGTTGTTTAACGTATCTATTGACTATCTTTTGACTGGTACAGTACATACGCAAGATGGTTATTATACAGATCCTGAAGTTGCAGCACTAGCTGAGGAGATTAAAAATGACCCTGAGTTAAGGCTATTACTTAACGCAAAACGTAATTTATCCAAAGAGGAAATGCAAGCAATAATAAATATAACTAAATCGTTATTACAAAAAGACTAGGGAGAGTTATTTTGATTAATACAATATTTAGTGATAAGCTGCCTGCTGCTTGCGGTGGGTTCGTTAGAAAGAATGAGGACGATAGCTATACTATTGTTCTAAACGCTAACCACTCATACGACCAGCAACGAGCAACTTATAAACATGAATTATCGCATATCATTAATTGCGACCACGATAAGCAAGATCATATTAATTTTATAGAAAGCGTTCGCCACGCATAGAAAAAAGCACCCTTTTATGGGTGCTTAATTTATAACTATTATGACGAACATATGAACGGAGATACTATGCAATACAATATGACAATTCGTAGAAAAAATAAGGGTTATCAAGTTATCGTATCTTTTAAAGATGGCCGAAAATGGCGTCAAAAGTCAAAACAAGGTTTTGACACTAAAAGAGATGCCAAGATGTATGGACTAAAAATAGTAGATAAATTAAAAAGTACAGTAATAACCATTGATAGTAGTAAAAGCGACATAACATTCCTGCACTTTTATAATATATACATCAACGAGAAAGCCAATATAACAGAAAACACACGCAGAACATATAGCACCATTATAAATAGCTATTGCCAGTCGCTTTTGAATAAGCCTATAAGCGACATAACTCATCAAGATATAATGCAATTACTAAACGAGCTGCCTAGATCATCAGCAAGTAAAAACCTATGCTTGGTACTTTTAAAGTCGATATTTAATTATGCTATAACCCCATATCGGATAATTAGCCATAGCCCTTGTGCAGCAATTCGACGTTTCAAGTCAAAGGCTAATAACTCACCGTCTACAATTAGTCAAAATGACATGAATTTGCTCCTGTATGCCATTAAACGTAAGCACCCTATATATTATCTCCTTTGCAGCATTGCACGTTATACTGGGGCAAGATACGGCGAGATTTTAGCACTTACATGGGATGATATAGATTTAGTTAATAATACTATATCTATATCCAAACAATGGACATGGCTTGGCAATGCTGGGTATGGTTTTAGTCAACCTAAAAGCCGTAACAGTATTCGCACTATTCCTATACCAGAGATATTAGCTGATGAATTAATATGGCATATCGGCAAAGGTAACGAACGTTTATTCCCATTTAAGACTAATCGCAGTTCGCCACTTAACAGGGTTATACAACGCTATTTACCGGATAAGTCGATACATTCTTTTCGACATACCTATGCGACCACCCTACTTGCCAACGGTGTAGACATTCAAACTGTAGCCAGTTTATTGGGCGACAAACTCAATACGGTTATGACTACTTATATACACTATTCAGACGATATGAGAAAGCAAGCAACGAACCATATAGCAAGCATATTTGGATAGTATTTTTGCCGTATATATGACGAAAACAGCCTAACCCCTTATACATAAAGGATATAGGCTGTTTTGTTTATAACTATATAATTATACGATTATTACTATCTCACTTTCAATACGCTATTATATTTCACATAAAAAGTATGGCCAAGCAGTTATATATAATATTATTTTACATTAAATACGAATATTTATTTTCATTATTTGCCGTTTCATTTGCCGTATCAAGATTGAACGTAACTCTAATTAGTTCTGATACGCTTATTTGCCGTTCTGAGGCTATCTTTTTTAACGTCTCATATTCTTTATCATTCAAGGATATAACCCTCTGTTTACGCCGATTTTCTGCACCTACAGTAATAGGAGCACCGGCCCCCTCTCGGAGGCCGCCCCAGTTTCTATTATTTGCCATTATATAACCTCAATTCCTGTTTTTATCATGTCAAGATCAATAATATGTCCTTGCGGATATATTACTATAGTCTGACTGTCTATATACCTATAATCTTTAAAATAATGAGCGTAGTCATTAAGCATTGTTATTTTGTACATTATATCACCTCTATCTGAAAGCCTTTGCAATAATATCATCAATAATAACATTTGTTGTTTCATATTCTGTGTCGGATATTTCACCATTCATATATAGAGAATATACATGATTAATATATGTGGTTAATTCTCTATAAGTGCTTATTTTAGCAAGCTGCATTTTACGCTTTATGATACGAACTAGAATATCAGATAATTCGTCTGTAGTTATCATGCCGTTTGCATGATGCTCCTCATATTTTTCTAGTGTTCTATTTAATTCATCAATACTTGTTTGATTTTTTATCATTTTCATGTCGTTATCTCCTTTTATCTGGCTGCACCATTTAGTGCAGCCAGATCATACACTTAACCTCTTATAATATCCATACGAACCAAAATTTCTTTTAACTCATCAACTGTAACCGCACTAGCCACCAATTGGTTTGTATGAATGTTATAACATTCATAACAAGTTCTGAACTTTTCAATAGCTACGTTTCTATTTTGGTTAATTAAGATTGCATTTAATTCATCTAGTGTCATGTTTTTTTCTCCTTTATTTAATACCATTGATGTGCATTACTTTCATGCCTTGCATTGTCCAAAATTTATAAACGAGTTCAATTTTAGCTGCTTTGCAGTCATTAACTAATTCTTTTAGCGTATAAGCAATGTGGCTTTCATAACCACCGCATTTAACAATGTAATAACCATGTTCTTTTACAACTTGGATTGTTTCGTTATTTACTTCATTAAGTGCTGCTGCTAATTGTTTGCAAGTTCTAATCATTTTGTAAGCCTCCTTGTAGCTTAATCACTTCTTATCTTGATTACATTATATAACTTATTCTTGTTAAAGTCAAACGTTTGTTCGTAATAATTGCAAAAAAAATAAGGGCACCTACTGTAATAGTAAGTGCCCTATATGTAACTAACAAAAGTTGTCTGCATATCCACCTTTATGCAGTAAGGAGATATTGGATCACCTCCGTCTATCTACGCAAAACACCTGCAAGGAATAATGCAGCATTACTAATTGCCCATGTATCACGTTGCCGGCGTAACCTTTGTTCTGTTCGTTTATTATTCTTTATTTCCGCTTTCAACTCGTTCGATGATGCGTAAGCTGCGTCCAATGAGTTCGCTTGCTTGGCTGTTAGTTCCGATGCTTTCGTCAACTCTTCGCCCTGTTTCTTGTTGATAGCTTTGAGCTCGGCCAATTCCTTGCTCCGTTCTTCGTTGATAATCTTCAATTCGTTCAATTCGGTCGCTTGCTTGACGGTTAAGGTCTGAGCCTCGTTCAATGACAAGTTTGAGCTCTTGATTAAGGCGTCTGCTTGTATCAAGTTCCCTTTGAGTTCGTTCCAACTTGTCAATGGCACGTTGATAGTTTCCTCTTGCGGTGAAGTAGCAGTCAATGAGTTGGCATGCACCAATGAGGAGCAACACACAACCACAAATAAGAATAAACCGCTTAACAGTAATTTGAGATTTAAACGCATTGATGTACTTCGTGATTTTCTCATACATACATAGCCCCCTTTATTTAGTCGAGATCATTCCAACGTGCTGCATAGCCCCTAACATCAACATGCACGAAGTCTTGGTGATAATAGCAACCAATACCATCGGCACCACATTCTTCGGCAATCTGTGCAAGATAATCAACATCAATGCCATCATATGTAATGTCTGCTGCTGTCCCCTCTACATGTTGAGAATTAGGCACGCCCCCTACTTCCTCATTATGTTCAGGGCAACGGTAACCACTATTAATATATAACGGAACCCCTAAACGTTCACGAATTGCGTCTAATAAGTCCACTAAACGCTTGTCAATGATATGGTCCAATTTATTATGTCCATTCTCATCGACTTCATGTCTATGGCAACTGCAAGCGAACTCAAAATCCTCAAAATATGCACCAATTTTCATTATATACACCTCTTTCAAATCAAAAGAGGGCTACTATATGCAGCCCTCACATAAAACGTTATTTTTTTAATAATGCGTCAACCTTACTTTGCACTAATTCCAATAGACCTGAAATAGTACTATTGCCACCGTCTCGCATATTTTCCAATATAGAAAGGAACTCGACGGAGCCAAGATACAGCCACACCAAATTGACTGCAAACGCATAATTTCCGGCCATAAAATCAAAGCACCATGCACCGGCAGTAGCTAGGCAATATGTTAATACCTTTGTTACAAAAGGTTTTCGCATATGCTTTGAATTAATAAGCCCCTTACCCCATGCGGCAGGAATGGCGATATACTTATCTGACGTACTAATATTGTCAGGACTAGCCCCCAAATCTATGAGCATTTGGTAACTAATGGCAGACCATTTAGTGATTAGATCTAAAAAGACAAGCATAATAAATATGCCTAAAACCTGTACATGTTTAAGACCTAACATGTAAATACCGACTTCTGCTATTACCGCCAACAAAGCCTTGATTGCAAATGACTCAGTAAGTGTTTGCCATGCATCGCATAGAAAATTTGTTATTTCTTGCATTGTCGCTCCTTTGCCCTAGATTATAAGTGGTCTGCATAATAACCAGTATTTTCATAACGATGAGTGGTATCATTCCAACTAATATCATTCATGCCACGGATGTCAACTTGATGTGTGCCGTATTCAACAGTGCCAATGACAAATGCTTGGTTATCTTCCCAACCGTTGCCAGTTTTAAAGGTGATATTTTTAGGTTCTCTAACCAAGATAACCTTACCATTGAGATCGTCTGCCCTCAAAGGTAGATTACGTGTATTCAAATATAAAATGCGTGGTTTATTAGCATATACTTCGATAGTATCAACATTCTGTTTATTCCACTTGCCAAAAAAGTTGAATTTTGGTTCAGCGGCATATACACCAGCTCGATCGTCGCCAGTATAATTTGTTGCATTAATTACGACTTTCCGACCATATAAGGAGAATTTCACGCCGTTTTCTTCGAACGTATCATCTGCAGGAGTAGCATTTTCGTCTGCAACACCTTTGATTGTATTATCACTTACTTTATTTCCGGTGAAGTTATGATATGTCAAATGTACATCATCATCGCCAAGTGGTTCGATTGAAATGGATCCAGTACCATTGTCGCCAATCTCGAACGGAGTTTCCATGCCTACCACTTTAATGAAATAATGAGGCTCACCCTCTACAGTAATTACACGTTGCCCTTTTAATACGTTAGGTACTGTTAGAGGTTTAAATTCTGTACGTGGGAACGCTTTCCCTAAATTAGAAATAACTGCAGCCAATACATCACTAATTGCAGCAGATTTACACCACACATTGCCATTTAATAGCATTGTGCGTGCCTCATCTGCAACGGCACCGGCTTTTAGGCTTTCCAACCATTCTTGTTGAGTGCCTGTAAAGCCATTTAATTGTGCAATGTCGTATGCACTTAAACCGTCAGCACCATTGCGACCGTCTTGACCGTTTTCACCTTTCATGCCTGGAATGCTTACGTTTAAATTCAAAGGTTTGTCGCCCAAAGTAACCAAAATCTCTTGAAGTGTTCTTGTATCTGCCATAATGAACCTCCTTTAGTGCATAGAAATATCATGAATAATAGTAATGTCCCCCATAATCAACTTATGAGAGACATCATCTTGGATGAGAAAAACATCGTATACGGCCTTTGTGTATATCTTGTTAATCTCTAATGTTTTATTTTTTGAGATAGTAACAAATATAGTCTTATTATTTATTACTGTTTCAGCCTCACAAAGTAATTTACCTTGCTTACTGCGTACCTTACATACGGCATTGGCTTGGCTTATATCAATATCATCTGTGATTGTGTAAGCTCTTCGCCAATCTTCGCCAATATGTATTGTTTCATTTACTCGTTTGACTAGATCCATATATTCCCCCTTACCAGAATGAAACGATGAGTAAATCAGCCTCGCCATAATAGCCAAAATTGCCTGCATTATAGAAATAATAAAAATAGCCCTCTTTGGTTACGCCACAACCTTTGAACCATTTAGCGTTAGCACTTTGAGAGGCTGCATTATTTTTAGGATAGCCCCTACCGTACGAAAAAGTTCCACCGTTCGGAATATCACCATTAGGAAAGAATACACGATTTTGCAACGGCTCACCATGTAACCAGTGTCCGCCCTCTAAATCATCAATCTTGCCACTGCCTGGCCTATCATTAAAATACATCGAATAGCGATTATTAAAGTCATGAACTTTGTTAATATCGCTATCATTAAAATAACGGCCAGTAATTTTATACACTGAGCTTTCACTCATTTTAACGTTGGTTAGGTAGTATAAACATCGCTCGTAGTTATATCCTGCTGGCAAGTTGATTTTTTGTCCACTAACTACATGAATACTCATAAAATTAGTGTTCTTTAACGGTTCACCATTAGCATATACGCTGTTGGCGTCAATTCTTGAACCGGTAATATTTACGCCTCTAATATTGCCGTCAGCATCAACGCTAAACGTATTAGATGCATTTTTGATAACTGTACCAGTAATTGTGCCACCTCTTAGGTCGCCAATATTGGCGGTGATAGATGATAAGCTATCGACTTGCATTTTGTCGGCAGTAACTGAACCGGCTTGCAACATTTTCTTTGTGATGATGTTATCATCAAACAACGCTGCACCAGTAACATGCAATAATTTACCGTCAATTCTAGTGCCTGCTGGCGTTAAGTTGATACGACTTATAATCTCTTGGCCGTCAAGGCTATTAAGTGCATTACTTACTTTTAATTCAATACCATTTGAGATTTGAGTTATTTGCGTACCTAAATTTGTGTTTAGATCACTAATGCTATGTTGGAACGCATTGGCTTGGTCGATGAGTTTACTTTGAAAACCGTCAACGCTAGTTTTGACTGTTCCAACTTCATTTTTTAAAGCCTTTACCGCCTTATCCATGTCAGATATGCCAAGTTCTTCCATGTTTAGCAATTTACTGTCTATTTTAGCCTTTACTGTAACATTTGTTGCATCGGTTCTTGGCCCCTCACCAAAGATATCGACATAAGCAACGCTAACAGAATATACACCGGCCTCGATAGGAATACTCATTGCGTTAGTAGATGTGAAATATACAGTATTATCGACATAGACATTGGTACCCTTGCAGCCAGTCGGAATGCTTTCAAAAACCACTCCGATACCGCTAATAGTACCAGTTAATTTGACATTTGTAGGCTTAGGTGGAATTGGTACATTATAGGTAACCTCAGCCGGTGCACCATAGCCTTTTGATGGGTTATGTGCATACAAATAGACTTTGCCACTACGTTCACGCAGCATGCCACTATATGTAGTGTTGTTGCTTTTACCAATCAGACCATCGGTTTGGCCTGTTCGTGTATCTAAACGCAATTCATAGAAATCGACGTCAGCATTACGAACTTCAAGCCAGTTGAAATTGGCCTTATCACTGAACGTAATAGAAAAGCCTTGCGGTGCATTAGGTACTTCCGTTTTCATAGCTACTGTAATAGACTTTGTAACACCTTGCGAAGTGTTTCCATGTATATCCTTAACAATAGCCTTTACTTCGTAAGTATGTCCAAGCTCGCAGCCACTAATAGAGATTTGACCGTTACCATTGCCGCCATATTTCCATTTTGCATTACCCTCACGGTACCACAATTCGACCGTATCAAAACTATTGATTTGAGGTACATCAAATTGAGCTACTACATCAAAGGACAATACACCGTTGCCAATCTCGTAATATTTAGTATATAACGTTAAATTATCAACTTCTGGGATATAGTAAGGAACGATTTTATAAGTGTACTCTTGCACCTCATCAAGCCCCTGTTCGTTACTGCCAAACAGATTTAATGAAGTGAACTTGAGATATACAGTCTTATTAATATCTTCTTTACGATAAGGGTAACGGAATAAAGCCTCGTCAACTCTGACAAACCTTTCATTTGCATTGTGGTTAATAGCATTAGTGCCATACTGTCCACGAACTAAACCTTTTAACGTATACCAATTATCCGGATGAGTTTCAACGCCCTCATAGCTCAATGCCTCGCCATTTATCCAACACAATGTATTGGCACGTTCAGCATCAATATGTGTTGCAGTTTTCAACACACCTTGATTGAGTACTACATCGCATACATTCGCAGACTCATCAAACGCATTTTTGGTTCTGCCCATTCTAGCTTGTTGAGTGATAGATCCTATACGACGATAGTTTTCGCCTGTATCAGATACCCATACGGAGCAACCACCCCAACCGTTTGGAGCATTAACCCCAACAAATACCTGATTGCCACCAACATCGCCAACGGTTTGGAATATAGCAACATCATTAACGCTTGGTGCAGCTTGGTTATAATCAATAAAAGGTCGTTCGTTTTCATGTACATTGTACTTGGCAGGAGCATATGTCCCTGGAGGTTTACCCTCGGCAGTTATTTCCAACTGTCCATCCGCTGCCTCAGATACAGAAGTTATAACGACAATTTGATTATTTAAGCCACATAATTCGTCAGTTAACGTAACAAGGTCGCCTGGCTCCAATCTACAGAACGCCCAATCTAAATGGAATGTATATTGGTTTTTAGCGTATAGCCGTTTCATGGCTAATTGCTCCGCATAGTATTGTGCCCTAGCCTTAGTATATAGATAATGTGCAGACTTCTTAGAGGCTGGCTTTAAACCATTTTTTTGCACATCAGCTACAACCTCGAAAGCGACTGTTTCCTTTTCATAACTATTTGCACGATTAATAAATTCAACCGTAGCTTGGTTATAACTTTCTGAACTGTCCTTTCTCTTATACACAACTAACTGTCCATCGCTAGCCGGAACAAGATCATCTGAATTCAAGTTATATTGAATTTGATTGTAAGGTGTCCATGTTCCTATAGGCTTATCGGCTAATGGTACGATTTTGAGCCGGTCTGTAGACCAAAAGACAAGGCTGTTTGTAATCTCAGCTATATCATTAATTACAGTTTGAGCCTTTGTGCTTTTACTGTCCGGAGGTGTACTGATAAGAATATCAGCTGCCTTGCAATATTCCCTGTAGTGTTCCAAACCGTCAATATTAACATCGTCAATGCCGATAGACTTTAACACATGCACAATATAATCGGCAGGGTTTACATCCACACCGTCGCCAGTTTCTAGGAGCTTGCCTTTTATTTCAAAGTTATATTGAGGTAAACTTCCTCGTTCGCCCAAATCTACCACACCAGCCATATATGCCAAACCACTATAAGGCAATGCCTTATCCGGATGTTTAGATAACACATAAGGCCACGGAGCTTGCCCATAATCACCTTTATAGGCAGTAAGTTCAATCTTTTCATTCGGATAATCGTATATTTCCTTATCTCGCCATACTTTACCTATACCCTGTATAGGGCCCTCACATAAGCCAATCGCACATGCGACTGTATATGTATAGGTTATTTCAGTATGCTTTGAGCCGCCACCTTTACCAGTTCGTGTTGTGGTTTTATGTTCATGAGGGGTGAAATCATCATAATAAATAATGTTGCCACTCAATCGTGTAGTGCCAAGTACTTCTGGAACCACTTCACCGTATGATGCCGTATTGATTTGAAAATCGCCTATCATATCAGCTCGATTTGTAGTGTTATGCCCTCGACTAAATAGAAAGCCCATTATTTGCCCCCTTTCCTAAACCTGTAAACCGCACGTAAGCGACTTTTGCCCTTTGCGTCATAGAATAATACATCGTCAATAGATGAATAGATAACGCCTAGATCAACAAACGCATGCACGACTAAATTATTACCAACATAAACGGCACCATGAGAAATGCAACGCCCATATTGATATAGTAGAAAATCACCGATGCGAATATCATCAATAGGAACCTCGTCAGCTACTTTTTGAACGTACTTTAGGTACTTTTCTTCGCTACGATGTAGATGCCATTCATTAGAATAATTTTCTATTTCTAATGCATCACGTTTCATGAGACCACTATCGACCAGTGCAGCAACCAACAAATAGGAGCAATCGACGCCAACACCATGAACCATAGTATTATTTTGATACGGTGTGCCTATCCACTTTTTTGCAGCATCGGCAATCATTTCACCTGTTGTCAATTTCATCGTATCGTCTCCTTTAACGGAACATAAGGCGTTGCCCTGTTCCTACTAAAATTATTGAACTTAGCCTTGCAAGTTGCAGGTGTTTTATCGCACCCCGGATAGATATATGCCACATCGCCAACATGAGGTGCAGTATTTGTCGCACTCATATAAACGATTGTATTCGTAGCACTATCCATAATTTGAGTTGCTTGTCCTGATAGCGGTCCGCTTATCCACTCCATACCGCCGGCAGTGTAATAGCCCTTTTCAAAACTCGTGTCAATCTGCACAGTATTAGTACCAGTAACCGCTGTTACAGTAACACGCTTACGATACTTTGTAATATCAACGCCACACTCTTTGGAATATACAGAATAAGGACATTGCGGATAGTATCGTCTGTTAGGGTATTCAATATTGAGCCTTTGAACTACTGATTTTGCATTAATTTTCAACGCAAAGCCACCGCCCTGTGTTACTTCACAAATACCCTTGAACAGATCAATACATTCGATAACGTTTCCGTTATCGCCAAAGAAAGCACGTCTCAAATTTAAAGTCGCACCGTCTAAACCACCATTATGTGCAACAGTTAAAACAGGAACACCACCTATTTGGTCTGACTGATTAGCAGTTATGGTAACGTTCAATTTATCAACGCTAACAGTACTGCTTGTTGCAATCTTTTCACGTACAATAATTGGCCCATCGCCCTTGTATGTGTTTCCGCCATAACTAACATCAATGTCAGTATCGGCCCAGTAGTAAGAAATGCCACTTTTGAGTTTGAGCTCATATAAGTCGCACGATACAAACGTCTGAGATGAGCTTAAATGAACGCTTAATGCCTCGCTAACTTGTTTCACTTATAATCACCTCACCGTTACCAATTTAAACGATTTAGACTTAAATATGTCCTTAAAAACGGCCTCGTCAGTGTAGTCGCCACTGAACATGACTTTCCAATAATATGTGTAGTCGGCTGTAATAATGGCGGTTGGTGCCACTCTTACCCCTGGTGCTAATCTAATAACACCCTTATCCGATACTGCACTTACAGGTGAGCCATTAGCATATAATTTGAGATTTTCAATATGTGCGACTGGTTCCCTAAAATCACCATACAAGCGAACTGCTTGCCATTCATTCTGAGCCCCAGTACCTAAACGAATACCCTTTTCTTGATAGTCCTCTGGATCCAACCATAAGAATGGAACTGTACCACCCTTTACAGATGCATAAAAGCCCATAAGACGCTTATGTTCTTCTGGGCTTAAAATTGCGAATTCTGTTGTAATGGTGTACTGAGGATATTGCCAAGTAGTCATAGTTCGTACTCGGCCACTCCCTGTACGTTTTATCTTGGTGTCCCATTTTTGAGCTTTTGTAGACTTCCACGCAAGGGTTTTTATATCTGGGAATTTTAATAAATCAGCCATTACCATGTACCCTCCGTAGCCACAAATTCTCTGTTTTGATTAACTAAAAACTGACGTAAGGAACGACCTGCCGAATTCTCTAACCAATCACCAAACGAATGAGCGTCCATAGCTGATACGTTAAACGTAATGCCACCAGTAGCACCACCACCGGCACGTGCTATACCTGCACCCATTTCGTCGTATGTGCTTTCACTTAAAGGTAATACGGCCTCTTTGTACTTGCCCTCGCCAATCTCAGCATAAGTTGAGCCATAAGCAACACCGCCATTCGCCATCTTAGGCAATTCTAATCGACCACCACCTATAGATGCAAAGCTCGTTGCACTATTAGCAAGGGACAATGCACTACCGGCCGCAGTATTAGCAGACCACGCAGCATTTCCGGCGATAGCACTAGCACCAAAGGTCGCCATACTAACTTGTTGAGCCAATGCAGCCCATGCCGGATATTGAGCGTTAGCTGCAGCAGTACCAGTTGCAGCCTGTTGTGCTGCCATCATTTTACCGAACACGGCTTGCTTGATTTGACCGGCTATCCATTGAGCTACACTATCAGCAATAGTTTTGAGGATAGCTTTGCCAAGATTTTGGAACGTTTGCATAAGAGTTGTTGTGCCTTGAATAAGGCCTGAGATAGATCCTTGTAAACTATCCAAGCCTGCATTTGCAGCATCGAACAGAACCTGTTGACCGTTCCAGTTTGCATCGAATACGGCTTGTTTCCACTCTTCAAGGAGCTGTTTCTTTAAGTCATAATGCTGTTGCTCGGCGATATACTCATCTGTCAATGCAGCTTGAAGTGCCTCAAAGTTCTGAGTACGCATAGCCTCATCGATAGCATACTTTTCGTTAACTAGATCAGTATGTTGTTGTAACGCCTTTTTATTGAACTCATCTTGTAACGCTAGCATTTCTTCGTTTTTCATTTTTTCAAATGAGATTTGCCCCTCGCCGCTCATTTCGAACTCGATGCCACGTTGTTTTAGAGTATCAATATATTTTTGCTGCTGCATAGCGTCCATTTTAATGAAGTTGTCGGACATTTCTGCGTAGCGGTCCTCAATTTCATCAATATGGTCGATATAATCTTTTGCCAACTGCATTGCCGGAGATACGGAGCCAGTACTGTCTTTGTCGGCAGTACTAAATGCAAAATTCTTCTGCATATCACGAATGCCAGTTTCAATGGCACGTAGTTTTGCCATTTCTTCTTGCTTAGCCTTGATACGCTTATCTGCATAGACTTCGTTAAGTCTTTCCAAATCTTCTTGGTAATTAGCATTGGCCGCCTTAGATTTTTCAAGCTCGTCTCGTTCTTTTTGATATTGAAGTTCGACTAACTCAACTTGGTTGCCTTGCATTTCCAAGAATGATTGCAATATTTTTTCGTGGACTTGTTTGGCCTCTTTCGCAAGATCTTTACCACTTCCCTTGCTACCTTTACCACCACCGGAACCACCTTTGCCACCTTTACCGCCTCCAGTGTCGTAGTCGCCACCGCCACCACCAAAACCACCTGTGTCGATGTCTCCGCCACCTCCACCGGATAAGCCTGATGTTATTTGACCCATAATATCACCGGCAGTGTTAACAATATCTTGTGCAGTATCAGCTGAAATGGTGTCTACTTGTTGAATTGCAGTAAATGTGCCACCAAAGAATTTGGCTACTTTATCGCCTACGCTATTAAGTTTAGCGATTAACCAGTTAAGGGCCTCAATAATCTTATTAACGCCCCAAACGGCGGTATGTACGATAGTCGAAAATACTGAGCTTAGAGTATTGCCAAAACCATTGCCAGCTGCAGCCGCAGTTGCGAATACAGTAACTAATGTTACAAGTACGGAGATCAATAAGCCAACTGGGTTCGCCCTCATAACTAAATTGACAATTTTTTGAGCTGCTGCCATAGCTAATGCACCACTTCTTGCAGCCATGAACGCAGCTTTTACACCTGTCAAAACCGCAGCCAAGAAAGCTGATGCCGTAGCACTTGCCGCCATTGCAGCACGGAACGCCGCCATAACCACAACATGAGCCCTTGTAACAGTTGCGGATGCTACTTGTGCGACTTTCAATGCAACCATTTTTACAGTAAGTGCCGCAGTTTGAGCACTACACAATAATAATGTTGCTTTATAGGTAACAAAAGCAGCCGTAACACCTACTACTGCAGCCCTAACGGCTGGCATAGATGTTGTGAATACTCCAACAAAACTTGTTATGACATTTTTAATCACACCAATAGTAACGCTTAAACCTGCAAATGCAGCTTTGATAGTAGCTATTGCAACTTGTGCAGCTGCAGCAACTACTTTGAATGAGAAAGCCAATTCATTAAGTACACCGGCCAATAAATCAGAACTTGCCATCGAGCCGATTTGTTCCATTACTGGTTGAAATGCGGTAATGAGATTATTCTGCAACTGAGTGCCAATATCTTGGAATGTCAAAGGAATTTCAGCGAACTTTGCATTAGTTTCTTCCGCACTATTAAATAATGCGTTCTTAATGATGTCCGCAGTAATTAACCCTTGCGAGCTCATTTCCTTTAATTGGCCTACAGTCAAGCCCATTTCACTTGCAATGGCTTGTGCTAACATAGGAGCATTTTCCATAATAGAATGGAATTCGTCGCCTTGTAGCTTACCTGCCGCCATTGCTTGTGTTAACTGGTACATAGCGGACGAAGTTTCTTCAACACTAGCACCGGCAATCTTAAATTGCTTATTTAACTGTTCTACAAAATAGATAGCCTCATCATTAGAGTTGAAAGCGTCTTTTGCAAGCATATTCAACTTCGCAACACTATCAGCCATATCGAGGTAACTACCACGAGAACGGTTAGCGGCTTGATATACCTTATCCATAATTTCCGCAGTACTTTGTGTACCGTCATTGATAAGGTTAATACGAGCACGTAATTGAGTTAGTTGGTCGGTGGTTTTAATCGCACTTACGGCCATGTCTTTTAACGCTCTGCCGGCTGCCTCAATACCAATCGCAGCACCTGCAAACGCAGCACCACTTTTAGCGGCGTTCATAAGGCCTGGAATTTCAACCCCAAAGACCTTTTGAGCCTTGGCCTTAACATTATCAAGGCTAGCCTCGATGCTTTTACCTAGCGACTGTTCGGCTTTCTTTGCCACACGGTCGAGTGCCTGTTCAGCACTATTGGACGAGCCAACAATTTTGACATTTATTTGAGTATCGGCCATAGATCTATAACTCACCTCCTGCCTGTCTGAATTCTTCCATGAATAACTTTTCTTCGGTTTTACGTTTAGCTGCAGACATAGGGTGTAATTGTTTCATAATGTCTTCGACACGTAATTTTCTGTTGCCAGTAATATGTACGTTTGTCATTAGACACGCAAAATACGCTTGTCTGCGGTCCTCTATTTCCGTTCTTAATTCATAGCCCTCGGCAAGTTTGTAATACTCCATAGGGCTCAAATTCATGAATTCCCACGGCTTAAGATTAAGCGGACCATACGCCATACGCTCTGCCTTAGTTATCCAAATACTAAAAGAGGGGGCTGTATAGCCCCCCTCTAGTTTTTTGTGTCTGCCTCAGCCTCAACTTCGGAGTGTGCTTGCTCGTCAGCCTCTTCTGGGAATAAAGCATAGTATGCAGCCTTACCAAAAACACCACTGCCAATAAGGGCTTGTACAGTTAACTGTACAAGATCACTATATTGGACGGAACCATCGTCAAATAGTTCTTGAAGTTTGTCTTGGTAGTAGATATAATCACGCTTTTTGCCATGTTGTTTCATACCTACAACGAAAGCAGTAATAAGCTGATTAAATGTCATTGTGCCACTTTGCACGGCTTTAAAAATAGGTTCACCCCATAGCTGTTCCAATTCGGCAATGCGACCAATGTTGAAAAAGATAGTTTCGCCCATAGCGAAAAGATCACAATTAATTTTTTTCATTTTGCACACTCCTTAATAAATTAGGCTTTTTTCAATTCAGACAATGGACCTACACCGTTCAAGCTGCCTTTATATGTAGCCACATCATCATGTGGAGTGTTCAAGGACAATTCTGTAACGGATGCAATACCAGTCATGTAAGATTTGTCAGGATATTCAAATTTAAGATGAACATATTCGCCATCTAAAAACGCTTTTTCAAGCAATGTCAAACTTTCTTCGTTAGGCATGAGCAATGTTTCCAAGTCAATGGACCATTCTTTAAGACCTGCGATTGTAGACTTCCAACCGCCGGAACCTTTATGAGATGCGTCGATGCTATCAGCTTTACGAGATACATCACCGGAACGTTGACCGCCTAATAAAAGCCATTCTGCACCTGTAGTTTCGTCAGTGCCTACATTCAAATAAATAAGATAATTCTTGCCGGCAGTAGGCATTGCGGCTTGAGCCGGTTTATATAATTTTTTTGGTGTTGCAGCTGGTGCCATTAGAAAATACCTCCGTTAGTTTCTTCTTTTAAATCAATAAGGCGAACCATAAAGCGATATTGAGTGCCTATTAAAGGCCGCACACTATCATGGTCGCCAGTTTTATTTGTGCATACTAAATCTATAATCTGATAGCCAGTATTCTGTAATATACATGCAGTCTCGTCTAATTCACCACATCGTTTGCGTAGATCATTAATAATTGCCTCGAACTTATCCTCGAAATTAGCAATAACTTCGTAACCGACTTCCAAGTCAGGGTTGTCATTGCGTCCCCAAACCTCGATATATAGTTCTTGTTGCAATTCAGACTGAATGGAATTATCTCCCCTCGTAGTTTCCCCACGAATAACCATAATAACGCCATTCTCGTCAATCTTTGCTGCCTGTGGTCGCATAGCACCTAGCATGACATTAAATGCAGCACCGCTATTCTCGATAGTAGATTTAATATGTTGCATTAATTCTAGCCACATATTACCCCCTATAGATTTCAACAGAACGATATCCTTTGTATTCTGTAGGGTTACCTGTAAGCTGCCCTGGTGTTATTCGCGATTCCAATAATTTAATACGAGATTCATAGTATTCTAATTTTTTAGAATAAAAGTCATCCGTCGAACCATTACTAGTATAACTTCCTGGCAAAGCATACGATTTATTAACGCAGACTTCTCGATAGATATATGCAAGGACTAATTCATCGATAGTAAAACTACGTATAACTTTATCCTTTGACACACCTAATCTATCTGCAAGTACATATAGCCATTGTTCTGCTTTGGATACAGCGGCCTCTGTTACCTCTTGCGTTAGCAATTCATCCCCTAATAGGCCGGCCATATCTTCAAAATTATATAGCATACAGTACTCCTTATATTTCAAAACTTAGCGTAATCTCATCTTTTACTAGCCCTTGTGCCACATCATCTAGTGCAATATCGGTATATCTGGAAAAAATACTAGTAATATTTGAGACATTATTTTGCAACGCTTCATACAAAAATGGATCTGGGGCAGTCCCAGGGTGAACCACTTTCCTAGCAAATATAAACCCATTACCGCCTTGTGGTACGAATCTCAATATCTTCTTAAAATGCGGCCGAATTACATGTGCTGGCGTCCCTGCATGTACGAAAGGGCCGTATTTAGCGACATCACTATCAATAAATACGACCCCTTGCATTCCACTATTAGAAATTCGATAATCAACAGCCTTTTCTAGATTCCCTGTTCTCGAGGTAAATCTATGTTTCTCCTGTGCAGTATCTCGAACTTCAATAGTACTCGCTTTTACTGCCTGACAAATACGCTTGTTGAAAATATCCTGGCTATTCACCGGTGCTTATTTTTTACTACCACCTTTACTGCCTTTTGTAGGCTTTTCAGGTGGTTCAGTATCTGCAGGTGGTTCAGTATCTGCAGGTGGTTCAGTATCTTCCGTTACAATTTCATATCCATGGTCCGCAAACCACGCAATATGATTAGCATCTTCAGTAAATCCTTCACCATTAACAAAAGTAACATTGCCAGTTTGTCCTGTATAATCAGACACTGGAGATTTTATAATCGGCATATTCGGCCTCCTTATTTAACTTTAATTTTGCGGAATACACCTGCAGCTTTAGATGCTTTTAATGCAACCGCGGCAACCATTTCGACCTCGCCTTTCTTTACAGCTCCGGAAGAGGTGAAGTCAGGGAGCCATAAGTTAACCACATTATCGCCCGCAAGAGATACGCCGTGGAAACCATCGAGGCCAAGGCGTGCGACATATAAAGAAGTTTCACCTTGACCATTAATACCTACTACAGGATCATTGCTACCAGCTTTGGTACCAAGGTCAACTAATGGTGTAATACCGTAATATTCAACTTGTTGTCCGAATTCATTTAATTGAGTAGAGTACATCGCAGAACGTCTAGCTACTGCTCGAATTTTAGCGATCAATTTAGAGTTGCCCATAATGGCAGATGGCGCACCATCCAAGCCTAAAAGGAATTCATCGAGTTGGTCTAAGAATGTCTTGTAGTTTGCATCAATAGCACCACTGTCAGACAAATCGATAGCTGCTGTAGGTGTATATTCAGTAGAAGAACCTAAAAGCGCCTTGTCTAAACCATCAAATGCTTTAGCGTTGGTACCAGTATCGCCATTAATAACTGTGTCATTAAACAATGCAGTTGCAGCCTTGACCTTTTGCTCGATTTGTAATGTTACTTCATCAACAATACCACCCATTTTAGCGATTACACGGTCGATTTCAAAGGACCCACCAAATACTTTCAAATCAACAGTATGACGTTTACGAGTTACACTTTGAGGTGTGTATTCAGCATTAATATCACGGAAATCTGCTGTTGGTTGTGTTAATAATCGAGTATAACCATAGGTTAAAGTACCGCCACCGCCAGTAGGAGATACAGCATCATCAAATGTTAAGTTTTCAAATAAAAAAGACGATTTACGGAATTCATCAATAACTCCCATTTGTAAATCGTCTTGTACGTTAAGTTTTGCTTCAGCTAATGTAATTGGCATTAGTT